TGGTGAGTGGAAGCCTGCTAACTGGTTGCCAACTGTTTGGCAAAATGAGAAGAGCAAAGACTACTTCACCATTTCATCTGGTAAGGTTGTTTCTCTTGATGCATCTGGTCGCGTTGTACCTTCTGGTCTTCTTCGCCGTTGCCTCGAGGCAACGGATCCTGCTAATGATGTAATCCTTACTTATAGTGACAGTGATAAGGACGCTCGCGTAATCGACATCACTACTGGTGAGTTTGTTACTGGTCCTAGCACTGTTACCTTACAGGCTTTCATTGCAGCAGCAATTTCAAACGGTTGGCTTCCACAAGATACTGCAGTTGTAGATCTTGCTGACCATCAAGCAGCTGCGCAAGCATTTATTTCTGCACCTGTTGGTATCGCAGCTTACGATGTCTACGTTTGGGCTGGTGACGATCCTGCAAACCTTCACTTTACCAACTACCAGAAGCAGCACCTCATCCAGTTCTTCACTGACATTCAGATGAAGGTAGCACACGTTTGTGAGTCAGCAGCTACTGCAGTAGCAAGTGGTGGACTTACACTTCTTAGTGGTGCGACTCTTGGTGCTATGCCTCGCTACGTTGGTCTTGATATGGCTAACGTTGTAGGTTATGATCTTGGGCTAGGTCGCCTTGCGACTCCTACTTCACGTACTCCTGTTACTTTTGCTCAGGGTTCTTGGCGTGAGCGTTCTGACATTAGCCTTCTTGCTCGTGCAGGTGATTTCTTCCTCGACGCAGATGCAGGCATCATCTTATTCTTTGAGGCTGGTGGAAATCAAACTCCTGACGATAGCGCTGGTGCTGGGCTCGCTGGAGATATCAGTGTCTTTGAGTACTCAACTGCAGCTTCTGCACAGGAGCAGATGACCATGATGGTTGGCGATTGCCGCCCTGGCGATTTCGTTTCTTTCGACGAGATGAGCAACTTTAAGGTTGCCGAGGCAGCAGATCACACAAGTCAGCTTGTTGTTGGTCGACTACTTGCACTTTACAAGGAGCCTCGTGGTCTTCTCGAGCGTGTACGTACTGGTTTCGCTGGTGATGATTTTGACGCAACTGCTAAGATGCCTGGTTCTGCAACTGGCGGATTCTCTGACCTCATTACGCTTTCTGCTCACCACGGTGAGAGTGTTGCTGATGAGATCGCAGTTATTAACGTTAAGATTCAATAATTAGATTTTAGATTAAAAGGATTATTTAATATGAGCGCAATTAAACTACACGACGGCATGGAGCTTCAGCTTCCTAGTAACCGTAAGTCTGCTGCACGTTATATTGCAGACATGATCGCTAACCGTGGTCACCTTCCTGATTCAGAAGAGCGTGTTAGCTGGGAGAACTTTGCTAACACTATTTCTCCTAAGAACCGCGACGCAATCTCTTCTTCAGAGATTACTCCACTCCTCCAGGAGTCTATGGAGATTCTTATCCGTGAGCCCGTTGAGCCTTCAATGGTTATCACTCCTCTCTTTACCCGCGTTCAGGCTCAAGGCCTCAACACTCAGATCCTTGCTGGTGCAATGGGTGCTGTTTACGCTGGTGACGTTCAAGAGTCTGGCACTTATCCTGAGGTTAACTTCCAGATGGGTGGCGCTGTTTCAACAGCTTACATCGGTAAGAGCGGTATCGCTGCTTCCTTTACCGACGAGGCTCTCCGTTACAGTACTTTCGACATCATGGCTAAGAACCTCCAACTTATGGGTGCAGCTATGGTTCGTCACAAGGAGCAGAAGGCTGTTGCTTTCCTTAAGCAACTCGGAACCGCTCTTTTTGACAACCTAAACCCTGCTCAGTCTATCTACGGCGTACTTAGCGGTCGTGGACTCGAGGGTGGTGTTCTCCAGGCTAATGGTTCAATGACCATGGAGAACCTCATGCGTGCTATGGCTCATATGAGCGAAGAGGGCTTCACTCCTGACACCCTTCTCATGCACCCACTCTTCTACTACACATTCGTACAAGATCCAGTACTTCGCACTATGATGCTTGCTCACGGTGGCGGTTCTATCTTCAACCCATACAGCGGTGATCCAGGTCCTTTGGCTCCTTACGCTAACGGCGCAATGGGTAGTCGTGGTCCTAGCACTGGTACTCGTGTTGTCAATCCTCGCGGTATTGGGACTTCAGGTCAGGGAAGCAATGGCGAGACTATTAGCTCTGTTCTAGAGCGTAGCCAGCAGATGACTTCTGCTCCTAATCTCCCAAGCTACTTCCCATTC